TGAGCCCATATAGAACCGTTGTCGCACTAAAGAAATGAGAAAGTCGAGAGCTTAATTCTCCCATAACTTTACCTGTCTGCTCTAACTGAGTCATTTCCTGTCCTGCACGATCAGTCTCGGTTGCAACCCTATGCATGCTAGTACTTATATTATCCGTAAGAGAAATAACCTGCTTCATTTCTTGTTGAGCGGGTACTAAGAAATTTTGAGTTTCATTTTTTAATCTTAATTGAGCAGCTTCTTCTTTCTTTTTTGCTTCTTGTACTTGTTTACTTAATTTCAAATAAGTTTTTACTGCTTCATTAAATTTCTGCTGGTCAACAGTTAAACTTTTTACTCTATCAGTTTTTCCTTCATTTTTTGCAGTAGCAATAGCTTCATCATATTCAATGTTTCTTGCCTTTTTAATTTCGTTAATTCTTTTCTTACTATCTTCAGAGCCTTCTACTGCGATATTACGCATTTTTGATTCTGCGTCTCTACTTTTTCGTTTTTCGCCTTCAGTTTCATAAGTTCCTAATAAAGTACTCTTTGCTTCTTTTTGAACTTTTGAAACATTTTTTGCTGCCTCGCTGGCTTCTTTTGCAAAATCTTTTAAAGCTTTAATATTTTTTTGTATATATTCTTCACTAATATCAAAACCTTTTAATTCAGAGAGAAGATTATCTACTCCGTTGGTAGATTTCAATACTTCTTTATAAAACTTTTCAAAATCTTTTGCACTTGCACCAACACCAGGAGTGGTTTTAGATAATCTTTGTAATTGTTTTTCAAGTTCAATTATTTTTTGAGAGGACTTATCAAAAGCCTCTTTACCTAAAATTCCTTCTTTTCCTTTCAAATTGTTTTTTAATTCTTGTATTGTTCTTAAAATAGGTGCAATGTCAATATTATAACTTGCTACTGTAATTTTTTTCGCCATTTACTCACCTCTCTAAAAAAAAATAAACCAGACACTTTCATGTCTGGTTTAACTTAAATATCGCTATCAATGTCTTTATCCAACATCGTGAATTTACACACATATTGATTGCCTCTTTCTCCTACTGGGTGAGCTTGTAGATTAAAGCCATAAATATATGGGCTAGCTCCACTTCCCAATCTCATAGTTAAGTCAGACATAAGTTCCACTTTTGGAATTTCAATAAGACAAGTTGTCTCTTTCCCGCTCTGATCGTCCTTTAATCTCATTCTTCCAGTTAAAGATAGAAATCCTCTAACTAGTCGTTTACCAATACAAAGACTTTCTGCTTCATCTTGGTATCTATATTCATAATAAACAGTATAAATAGGAGGCTCAATTTCTGCCTCATCATTAACTCCATTTATTAATATTTTCACATTTGAATCTGATTTTTTACATTGAAAATCTTTAATCTTTATACCATTACGATATACGTATGGTTTTTTAGTTGGAACATACCTTAAATTTAAAATATATCCTTCTTCAGTCTTTTCACTTTCTAAAGTCTCAGTATAAGAAATTAAAATATTATTCTTATCTTGAGACAAGATTTTTGAATTGGACAAAATACTCATTCCAATTTTAGAAATTACACCTTCAGAAAGCTGAATTCCCATTCCTGTAGTATCTTCCCATTTAACAAGAGTCTGATTTCCATAACCGCCTTTCGCGGCAGTTCTATGCTTTTGCTCATCTAAATAAGCAATTTGAATTTTATCAAAGAAAATAAGCGGTTCTCCTTCTTCGAACCATTCTTCATTTACTTCCATATTAGAAGTGCATTTTAGAGTGACTCCGTACAATTCTTTCACGCCAAAATAATTCATAAATTTTTCACTCCTTTAACTCAAAAAGAGGAGAGATTCCTCCCTCCTCCTTTGATAATTATTTATTATTCAGTTGCAAGAGAATCAACAAAACCGTCTGCATCTTTTCCATCTGCTTCTTCTGCAAATTCATATTTAATGAATTGCACCATATTACCATTTTCTGGACGAAGAACCTGAAGACTCATATTAAATGTTGTAGGATCTCCTTCTGCTTCAAGAGAAATTGTCTGTTCAGCAGTCATTTTTGCTTTAGGAATAACGAATTGGAAATATTCATCTTTACCAGTTCTTTCTGAACGAATCATTGTGTCGCCAGTAACATAATAAGTGCCTGGGAATGAATCTGGTTTAATTGTGATAATTGTTTTTGCTGCAACAGGATGTTTCCAAGTAGCAATATAAACATTACCTTTTACAAAAGTAGTTGTTTCTGTAAGACCTACATTGCCTTCTTTTGCTTCATAGAACTTAAGACCAGTAACTTCTGTTGTGTCAACTTCTTTACTATCAAGCATAATTTTTGGTTGTTTATTATCTGTCGCAACTACACGAGTAGATTTCATAATAAATTTATCTGTAGTTTCATTTGTAACTCTACCATCAGCCATCATAATAGAAAGTGATTTAGGTGAGAAAAGAGCATCTTCGATATTTACTGTGATTTCTTTACCGAAGTCCCAAACGATAAGTTTAGCATTACCTTTACCACCGCGAGCTTCTGCAGATTCTGCAGTCTGTTCGATTGAAGTAACTTTTAAACTGTCAAGAACAAGAACGGGTGCGCCAGGATCGCCTGTTTCAGTGATATCATAGAAAGTAACGTCAGCAACTTCTTTAATACCATAACGTTGAAGTATATTTGATACTGCCATTATATCTAACCTCCATTAAAAATCTATTTTCCCAAACCAAAGTTTAGGTTTTATTTTTTTTGGATCTGCGCCTGCGGCAATCATGCGTATATCCAAATCATATTTGTATTTGGCTTGCGCGCGAGCAAGCAAGTCTCTAAATTGATATATAGTTAAATCTCCTACTGAATCAAAAGTAACTCCTACATTAAAACAAACTAAAGTAGATATAGAATCAAACAAAGATACAGCTTCTCCATTCTTCGCAGCCTGTTTTCGCTTTGCTTCTGCTACTTGCGCCCTACGAAGTCTAAATTTTCTTTCCATAGGATTCTCATTTTTAGGTATTGGTTCTGGAACCGGCAACTTGTTTTGGGCGCGAATGATATTTTGAAAATCTTCAAAATTATCTTCTGTTAATGCTTTTTGTTTGTCGAATTCAGTTCCAATACAAATTACATTTTGTTCATATAAAAAATGAACCTTTTCTCGAATAAAAGTAGAAAAAGCCTCTTGTAACTTTACAAAAAAGATGCCATTGCTTTTACTTTGTTGCATTAAATAGTCAAAAGCAGTATTTGGAAGTTGTTCATCTGGAACTCCATCTTTTTTCATAAGTTTTTGAGTTTCTGCGATATCGGCGCAAAGGTATGAAATATATTCATTATAAGTGTCTTGTCCCATGCCAATAATTTCTTTTATTGTTAATGGATAAACCCAACAAATGTCGTTAAAATTTATTGCTGCTCCAAAGAATAGTTTCCCTTCATCAATCATAAACATTAATAAAAAACCTCATTCTATAGCAGCTTATAATATCTGTTACTAAATGTAATGAAAAGCCAAGATATTGTATTGTACCAATGCTTTCAATTCTTTTATTCTTTAGACTTTTTTCTATTTCTGACATTGTTAAAAAGGGACGTAAATTTATATCATTTATTGCCCATTCGCTTAGTGGAGTATAAACCATTACATCAAAATACAAATCTTTAAATTCTTTATTATCATTAATTTCTCCTTCATTGAAGATAATAACAATTACACTTTCAGTGTTAGTTTCATCTTCTTTAACAAGAGGAATTACTTTTATATTGTTATGAAGAAGTTCTTGCTGAGGAACATCTTCATGTTCCTCAGAAAAGGGATTCATGTCTGTATATTTTAATATCCTGCCAAGGCGGACATTAGAAAGGAGTAAATTCGCAATTTTAAAAAGATTCTCTCCAATTTCGATTGAATTTCGAATTGACATTAGTTATCTCCTCCTAACCACATGCTAAGAACTTCAAAAGAATAAGAGTATATTTCCGAAGGAGTATATAATCTATTTTTACCTATTGAATATCCTTTAATTTTTATTGTACGCTCTGCCTTATTTTTCTCAACAATTTGCGCAGTATTATTCTCTAACTGTAATGCATCAAAAGTATTATCATCTATATTACTTATCGTGAGAGTAATTGTTTCTCCAACATGTAGTTCTTTTGCGCCAATAATAACACTGGTGTGAACTTGACTAGAAGAAACTATTTTAATAGGAACTCTAATATAATCATTATTATCCCAATCTCCAAAATAAATTGCTAAGAAACTATCCACCCAAGTTTCTTTTGTGTTTGGTATAAATTTTATCTCATTTCCAATTTTTTGAGTAGTAAATAATGGTGTCTTTCCATCTTCCAAAAAATCTAAGCATTTTATTGTAAAATCAGGAGACATTTCTTGATTTTTATAAAAGAAATAAATCTTAAACTTTGTCCCATTTGCGAGAGTTGGCGCATCTCCGAGAGAAGTTGTTACTGACCAATTATTTAATTCATTATAATTAGCAACTGGAATGTCTTCTCTCTCATCAGTCAATGTTTCTTCAAGAGTTACATAACTAACTCCTTTTACACTAATATTATCAAATCCAGTAACTCTCCATGTTTCGCCACCTAAAGTTACTTTCATATTTTTCTTTAAATTTTTATTCGCAGGCATAACAATGGAATATCTTTTGTTAGGAAGATAAACTCCTGCTTCTGAAAATTGAATTCGGAATTTTGCATTAATATTTTTATCTCTCGCGCCACTACCTCCACCAGTTGCATGCGCGAAAGAAGTATATTTAATTCCATCGTTTACCCAAGATAATTCACTTTCAAGCTCAACTACCGTGTATCTATTATATCCAGTACTTGTATAAGGATCAACTGCATAATTAATCCAACGACGATATCCGTTATTTTTATCATCTTCATAGCGAACATTCTTGTGCCGTATATCTTGAGTATAAATAATGGTACCCATAGGAAGTTCTTTATCCAATGGGACTAAAAAGTAATCAACTACTTCATCTTGATCATATTCGTCAGTTTGAAGTACCGCTGTATAAGCATCTCCTTCTACTTTGTTGTCCCATGCGTCAACTTTATTAGGAGATTTTTCTTTAAACACTTCAAAATCGTGTTCTTTTTTGCCCTGAATTCGCTCTTGTAAATTAGTACCATAACGATTGAGTCTTTTTTCATAGGTATTATAATATCCCATTAATTATCCTTTAAATTGGTAATAAGATTCATACATTCAAAAATAGTCTTTCTGAAGTATTCATATCTTAAATATTTTAAAGAAGCGGTTTTATGGTATAAGATATAATAATTAATTGTTTTCTCATCTTCACTAAAACCGCCAAGTTCAATCAATATAGTATCTAAAAACTTTTCCCATTCTCCGCCTTTTTCTCTTTCTTTTAATAAACCAAAATATTTATTTTTCAGTTTATTTTTATAACCTTCGTAAACAATCATTTTTTACCTGCTAATTGAGAAAAATCAAAAGGTTTTCTCATTCCATCTTCATCTGTAATTGAACGAGAATAGAGTCTTTCAAGTTTAAGAGCTTTTTGTTCACTTCTATCTAATAAAGAAATAAACTGTCTAAGAAGATTGGCGGGCGACCAATCTCTCTCATCATACATAACCTTAACATTTTCCCAAGTATGAATTGTGCGATCAAGCCATTCAACCTTCATGTATTCGGATATGATTGCAATCTCCTCTGGAGATAAATCTTTCTCAAAACCCTCATCATTACGTACTAATGAGGTGCGAGGAAACTTGAAATATGGTAACGCATTTTCAAGAATTTGACGAAGATCTTCTAAATCATCTTTAGTGGGAACCATAGACTCGATATCTTCTCGATATTCAAATTCCCAATCATCTGCAGTGACCTTGCTTAAAAATGCGGAATATACTACGTCATATGAGGTCATTTTGTCACCTCCGGGAATTATTCTTCTTCGCTTAGTTGAATAATTTTCATAATGTCTTTGCCTGTTGCTTCTTTAATAAGCCCATTTTTCTGATAGTCAACAATTTTATTTTCAATTGCGATATCCACAAATCTTAATTTTTGAGACATAGGGAGATCATTAAAGAAAGTTTCAAACTCATTAAAAGGCTTAACTTTTAAATAAGAAAGAATTGTAGTGTTTGAAATCGGAGCAGTAACAGTTTCAGCTATTTCTCCACTTTCTTCTTCAAGTTCAAGTTTTACACGAAGATCTTTATCATCAATATAAAAAAGACCATCTCTAAAAGCTTTTTCAATTGCAGGATAGTAAAACATTTCTTCTACAACATCTTCATCAAATAAAAATGATTGACCTTCTTTTTCAAAAAGTCGATTTACTCGTAATTCTGGGAGTTTAATTCTTGTTACACGGTCTGTGCAACTTGTAATTTTAATTTTTTTTGCCATTATTATTTCCTCCTTTTAACTCAATATAGGCCGACCGAACCCGGCCGGCCTTTGTTTAATTATTCAGCGTCTTTTTTGAGAGAGTGTACACACCAATTGTTACCAGTAACGATTGCAGTACCCATTTTCTTATATGCCTGAAGCTCCATAGAGTTATCTCTATTTTCCCATTCTTTTACAACTGTATTGCCTTCAAATGCAACCTTAACAATTTTTTCTCCATTTGAAGGAAGAATGAATGCGTAAGCTCCACCAAATACTTCTTCTGTATTTGTTTCATCTTTGAAAGAAACAGGAAGTTCAATAACAGGTGTTCCACGGAATGAAAGTACACGTCCGTATTTGTGAATATTGTTAATATCTTCATCAGCATATTGTCCTTCTGCGATTTCATCAGGACCCATCGCAGCAATATAATCTGCAGTTGCAACAATTACAGGATCTCCATATGCTTTTACAATCTTAACAAGTTTAAGAAGATCTGCTTTATCATATGCATTTTCAGCAGTACCGCTAATTGAACCAACTACATTAGTTGCTTGAAGATTTTTTGCACCATTAAGAATTTCTGCATAGATTTCTTCGTAAACCTTAGTTACGATACCGTCCATAAGAGCTTCCATATAGTCTGCCCAATCTTCATCCCCTGAAAGGAATCTTTCGAAGTCGATGTAAGCAGCGTCGCCGATTACGAATGTATTAACATCAATTGTATCTGTGTCAAGACGGAATGTTTCATATACACCACTTGCTGTCGCACGAGTAGCGAATTTTCTTGCACGAAGTTTACCTTTCTTAACTTTAAACTGTGTTTTTACGCCATGTGCGTAATTTTTAACTTCTGCAAACTGAGAAACAATAGCCATAACTTGTGCAGGAACAACTGCATCCATTGTTTCTTGCATAATTTCGAAAAGGTCAAGTTTGTTTCTACGGAAAAGATCATATGTTCCGCAAATAGCACTAAGTTCTTTACGGAGTGCTTCATTTACGTCTGCAACTGTTTTATTTGCAAATTCTGTAGGAACTTGTTTTTTAGCCGCATAGAGGGCTAATTCTTTAATTGCTTTAATATCTGCCATTATATTCACCCTCCTTTATTAAAGTACCATATATTTTTTAGCAGCAGTGCCATCAGCACAGTCTGCGTTTGCATCTACAACAGCAACAAGACTACCAACAAGGTCTGAAGGAATAGTTGCATCTGTTGTAAAAATATCTCCCTTTGCAAGGATACCTACACGAGGATATTCACCTTTTGCTACGTAGAAATTCTTTCTACCAGGAGCAAATTGATTATAAATTCTTTCTGATGTGTAATTAAGGCCGTAAACTACTGAACCTTCTTCTTTGCCAGTTGCTTTAACAATTTTGCCTGCTGCTTTATTAATAACAACAATTTCGCCATTTTGAAGATCTACGTCTGCTACACACTGTGACTCAATTGCGCCATCATGAAGGAATGCGCAACGGTTAAGTTCAACTTGGCTATATTTAGCATTTGCCATTGAAATTTCTGCCATTAAATTCTACCTCCATAAAAGTTAGTCTTTAAAATATTTACTCATAAGACGAGCCGCGCCGCTATAATTCTTTGTCATATCAACATTAATTATAACTTCTTGGCTTTCATTCTTACTGAATAAGCTTTCTTCGTTACATTCAAGGACAGCAACAGAAACCTCTTTCTTTAAGTCCTCAAATGAATATTCATCGATTTTTGCAGTATAGTCTGCACAAGCTTCTTCACCAAGAAGAATAGAATACTTTTCAATAAGAGCAGTTTTCTTTACTCTTTCTGAATCATTTTTGTAAGTTGTGAGTTCGTTTACTTGCGCTTCTAAATCAGCGATTCTTTGTAAAGCTGCTTGATATTCTGCTTGAATGTCAGATATTTCTTCAACTGTTTCTTCAACAACTTCTTCAACTTCTTCAGTTTCTTCTGGTTCTTCGTTTTCTTCTGCAACTTCTTCATTTTCGAAGTTTTCTACTGCATTGTCGTCTGCAGTTTCTTCAGTAGTGTCTGTTACTTCTTCTGCCGCAGGAGCGTCTTCTTCAGTTTCTTCAGTTTCTTCAGTTGCAACTTCCTGAACTTCTTCAGTAGCTTCCTCTGTTACAACTTCTTCCTCAGAAGTAACTTCTTCTACTTGTTCTTCAACTACAGGAGTTTCTTCAATTTTTTCAATTTCCATTTCTGTTCCTCCTATAAGTTCTTGTTTTGCAGATAAAGTATAATTTTTTAATTCCTCAAAAAATTCTTTTGCACTTTGATCGAGTCCATAGAATGCCGCCCCCTCAAAACAAGGGTCTACATCATCTCCTAAAGCTAAAAGACCAAAGAAAACACCATCAGTGAACTCAAAGTATTCTACTGCGCCATCGCGTTTCCATTCTCCGTTAATAGAATTAACATATAACTCCATAGACTGAGCTTTTTTGGGAATTTCTCTAGCTGCTTTATATCTTGCTGTCCATAAGTAGACATCACAACAAGCATATCTTCTTAATACTCCATCTTCGTCCATATGGTCTTCCCAAGCAACATTAGGATTTTCGGGCACAACGCCGAACGCCTGAAAGCGTTCTCTGTTGGACTCACCAGGACCGCCATGATCTGAGAAGTCCTCTTCGTCCTGTTGCCAGAGTCCACCAACTGGAGTGTAAGGAAGAGTTTCCAAAAGTTTTTCTGCAAACTCTTCTGTTATATAAGTGAGATTTCGATTGAGACCCGTATAAAAAATTCGTACTCTTGCCTTAGAAATTATTGGACTAATTTCTTGAATTTCTCGTACGGGCGCAATTGAAAAATTTATTTTGTCCGCAATCTTTCTTTCCATTATGATTCACCTCCCACTGAAGATTCTCTATTTTGAATCGTCTTTTCAGAACGTTCTTCTTCAGATTTTTGGTTTCCTTCTTTCTCTTTTTGCTCTTGTTCTGCTTCAGTGAGTTTTGAAGATGAACCTTGACCTTCTTTTCCTGATGCAGTATGAGAAGATTGAAGAGGTTTAAGAACTTCTTCCATTTTAAGAAGTTGAATTTCAACATTCTTAAGATCAAGTAATTGATTCTGTTCAAGTCCCATTGCAAGAGAAGGAATCATAAAACTATATCCATACTGTGCGGCGTTAAGTGCCTGAGATTGGTAATCTTTTACATTATATTGGCCGACAGGTAAAATTTCTACTCCAAATATAATATTGTTATCTGCGAATTTGGAGTTGATTAAGTTTTTCAACCAAATGGAAAAATTGTTTGCTAAAAACATCATTAAAGCAATATCATTTTGAATTGAACGCTCTAATGATACATTTCCATCTGCAGCGAAAAGTTGTTGACTTGAACCACTTTCTGCATAAAGGATGGAACTAATTTTTTCAAGATTGTTTTTTACTGCGGAATCATCGTCTAATAAACGATGAGTTTCGATTTTCCCATAAGAAGTAATACCATCAAGATGTTCGTTCTTCTTGGTAATTTCAGTAAGACCTTTGTGAAGTTCTATTGCTTCTTCAGGTTCAAAAATGAGATCTCCATTAGATGTGTGTCCAATTTCTTGAACGACAAGAGTATGAAGTTGTTGGAGATCTTTTGCCTTCTCAATTTCAACATACTCATTAAAGTTGATGATTGAGGGGATTACGGGAGAGAAATAAGGTCTCTCTTCATATAGGCTGAAATGAATACCCATTTCAGAAGGAATCCTAACCCAAGAACTATCAAGCTTACCCTTAAGATATTTTAAATATCCAGAACGAATTTCTTTTGGAAAAGTTGCAAGAGTTTCTTTTTTGAGCTTATCGTCTCTGATGTTATCAAACCAAGTAACATCAAATTCTACAATATCTACTCCAGAAAAACTCTTCATTCTTGAGCGGCAATAGTCATAAGGTAAATCTTGAATACAACACTTACCATCAACTTCTTTTACCATCCCGTAATAGGCGCCGTCTACAAGCACTGAAAGTGCGAAGTGGCGGCAAAGTTGTTCAAAATTAAGTGAATTTATAAATTCTAAAGATTCAAAATATTTTGCTTCGTATTTTTTCTCTGTTATTTTTTTCTTATTTCCTATCATATGAGGAATAAGAAGAGGGGTATAGTATAGGATTGTAGCATAGTGAGTTAACAATCTACGATAAAATCCACTTGAATAGAAAAATGATTGAGAAAGTTCTCTTAACTGATCGGGATCGCCAGAACGAATAATTTCTTCTGCTTCTTCTCTTGTTTTAGGAGTTATTGCTCTCGCACGAGCACCCATAGATTGCATACCATTGGTGAAGAAATCTTGATTAGTAACTGAAACTTCTTCTACGAGCTTTGCCGCAAAACCGGCAAAACGATTTTTAACTTCTTCAGTTAATTTCTCAGATTTTTCATTCTCACTCATTCATGTCACCTCCATTAATTGTAAAAGAACAACTTTCTCTTACCAGATTTTTTTCTGATTTTTTTATAGTGTTCTTCTTCCAATTCTTTTATTCTCCAAAGCCCGTATTCAAAAGCAGAAAACTTATCTTTTAACATATTAGTATTTATCTGTTCAAGTTTTACTTCGTTGCCCACTCCTTTAAGCTTCAAGTTAGCCATTTCCTCGAATAATCTTGTTGTCATTTCGTGAGGAAGCAATCTTGCAACTCTTTTCTCTACCTTCATTTTCTGTCCTTTTTTGCTTTCCATGAGACGAGTTTTGATTTCTTGTTCTCTAGCTAAAAAGGTTACACGACCACTGAATATTTTTGAGTAGCAATTACTATCAATCTGCGGCTGAAGTGATGCACTAGCTTTTATACCATACATGATAGGTACATTACCAGGATACATTTTTTTATTGTGAGAATCAAGATTGATACTGCAGTAGCCTGGGTAAGTTTTCCCATTAGCAGGATCAGGAGTTTCCTGAGCTAAGAAATCTAAAAAACCAACACCCATTCCATTAGCGTCAATTACGATTTCTTTAGGCTGAAATGCATCTACTATACGTTTCAATTCTAAAGACTGAGCAGGGAATGATTTTGTTTCTGGAGTTTTACCTATAACATATAAATTTACTAAATTAATATGAAATTCTGCTTCGCGAGGATGAACTTTAAATACGCAAACTACAGTTTGACAACTAAGTCTGCCGACATCCACTGATAATAAGTAGAAACTTTTATCACCCTCTCTAAGATTTTGGTGACTTTCAGGGTTTATAAGCTTTCGATACTTAACCATTCTATCATAGTCAAACCAACTGTCACTTCCACCGCCAGTCCAGTGTCCCATGTACTCACGCGCAAAAGTATCATCTTTGTAGGTAGCACTCATTTTGATTTCTCGAATGAAGTTCTTATCAAGAAGCCCAAAGTGCATAGGAACTCTATAGTCACATCCCCAAACAAAAGAAGAACGAGGAGTGATAATTTCAAGGGTTAATAATTCGATAAGTTTTTGATAGGCATAAGAGTTTTTCTGTCCCGCAGATGTCATATAGAATTGCGCCTGGTGAGGCTCATTTGGATTTACAAGTCCAGATTTTGTTCTTCGATTAACATTCATCAGCAATAAAATTTCTTTTATTGGACTATATCTTCAACTATTTTCCAACCAAACCCTTTGTGGGTTTTTGTTTGTTTATCTCCTTTTATTACATGAGTAATTGCACTTCCTGTTCCATTTACTGCTCTTGCCGCAGCAGCGATACTTTCGTAAATTGCAATTACTTCATTTGTTTTAGGATTTATCTGAGCAACTTGTTTTTTCTTTGTGACAGGCTCACAAACACCTTGAAGATGTTCTTGTTCATCTTCTTTAAATCTCCATTGAAAACCATTATGTGTTTTTCGTTTAAACTGACAACACAAGGTTATTTTTGCTCCTTGAGAACCTGTTTGTCTTGCTGCTTCAGATAAGCTCACAAACTCTTGTATTTTTTCTCCTGAAAGAGAGTATTGAATAACTCTTTTTTCTCTTGTGGGTTGCATTAATCCAGATTGTACCGCACGTTGAGTATTTTCTGCGGGAGTACACCACTCAAGATTTTTCTAAATTATTATTACTTCTACACCCATCAATGTGATTTACATAGGGTTTATTTTCAGGATTATTAATATATGCCGTTGCCACAAGACGATGAACTCTAAAACGACGAATTTTTCCGTCAATTGTGAGTCCTACGTGGCAATAGCCTTGTTGGATACTGGGATTAAGCATTCTCCCAGAAACATCATTTCTTACTTCTCCTTTCCTGCTTACGCTATAATTAGTTTCTTTGTTATCAACAATGATTTTTCTCCACATTGTTATCACCTCTAATTATATGTAAACATTCATTACCGGAAGTATAGAAAATTAATGCAATAGTTGGATGGCGCTACGAGCAGTGATAAAATCTGCCCTCTTTATGCTATTTTAGTCTCTACACCTTCTTCTTTCGAAGCTTGGCACGGGATTGGGTTAAGTCCGTCCCCCGTTAGCATGTGAATATCTTCACACACACCTCTTTATCACGAGTTCACCATCTTTTTCTTCTTAGCATTGCTGCTAAGTGCCCCCTATCTGTTAAGGGATTACAACTTCATTAAGAATATCTCCATCATGATCACGAACCTCATCTATAAGACCAAAGTGTCTACGTCCTCCACGCTGTGAGTCTAATGCCGCAACAACATCGAACACGGAACCGTTTCTAAAAGTTAGTTTTACGTAATCTGCGCCGGCATTGTATCTTTCTCCAACCAATTCTTTTCTAAGAATGGGAAAAGTATCAAAAATTTCATCAAATTTTTCTTTTGCAATTTTTGCTGACTGTTCTTTTTTCGGTGCGCAAATGAAGCATTTACTACCAGGTTGAAAAATACATTTCAACAACATTCCAAGAATGGAAATATAAGTCTTTGAAAACGCACGGGGCGCAGTACAATAGTGATAACGATATCTTAGACAAGCGCGCAAGAAAATCTTTTGATAAAAGAATAGTTTGAAGTTACTCTCCGCAGGAGTAATAAGTTCAATAAATTTATCGGGATAGGCAGAGAAGTAATTCATCCATTTCGTATAAACACTCCACTGGTCTTCTACTCTTTTTTTATTTAACATAACCCCTTTCTCAAGTTCAATGTTATCACGATAATAATGATATCTTCCATTTTCATCTTGGACTATTTTCGCTCTATCAGAGATAATTTCTTCACTTATAATTGCAGTTCCCATTATAATCCTGCCCCCTCATCAAAGATTTCAAGATCGTAACCTTCTGCTTCAAACTCATCAAGACCATCGTCTTCGACAGCCATAATAGAAGCTTCCATCTCATCTGCCATTTTAAGAGCATTAATACGACGCTCTACATCTTCAGCGATACCTGTCTCATTCTTATATAAGTTTCTTGTCCAAGATTGAATATCTTTCATAACAAGATCAACTGTATCACGAGGAGTATTATCATAGAACGCATTTTCCCAACCTTTCTTTTCGCAATATGAGAATAATTCGCCTACACTATCAAAATCACAAGCGTCCTTGATATTCTTTGGTGTGAAGTCTGCACTTTTGCGCAAAGTATCGTAGGATTTGAGAACTTTATCGAAATCTTCCCCATCACGAATTTTTTGGTTAAGCAAAAGAGAAATCTTACAAAGTTTTACAGCATCATCAGTCTGCAATTTACCATTAACATTCTGAGTTTGAAGAATACCTTGAAATAAATCTTCCATGTATTCAATTTCACTGTCTCCATATTCCTCTCCCCATTTTTTGCGAAGTTGATTGAATTTTTCTTCTTTCAATTGCGGCAAGGTCTCCTCAAGAGCATTTCGTTCTTGAAGTTCTAAATACTTATCATTCACCACTTTCCAATCTAACATAGGATAAGATTCTGCATAAATGGTTTCTACATAAGTAGAAATTGCCACTGTACCGCTAACATTGTAATAACTCAGCCATCTATCAGGAATGAAAGGAATATCAAGCCAGCGGCAAAGTCTATCAAGAAAATCAAAACTTGCATTCTCACTTTCTATCCATTCTTCAATACAATCCGTACACACATCCACGGTGCCGCAAGGAAAGAATTTACTTTTACTCTTCAAATACGCCGACACAGGTTTCTTCTGGCCGCAATATTGACAATCAATAAACAATCTCTTAGCCATTATCTCCCACATCCTGAGAAATAAGTTGTTTTCTTTTCTTCACAATTTTCTCCATTCCAAGTTCAATAGGTCTACGAAAATCTCTATTCAACTTACTCATAGCAACTATAACATCACTTTTCATATTCTCATAATCAGTACGAGGAATAAATTTCGGAACTGGAACTTTTTCTCCAGTAGATAAATTTTCTTTTTCCACTTCTTCAATATTACAATAAGGCACTCCTAAATGAGCCATCAATCTCCAAAGTTCTTGAGTGGTCAAGTACCCTAAGCTTTCAAAGGTAATTCTTGCCATTACTTCTCACCTCTTTTCATTTTATCTCTTTTTTCTTTATCACACACTTTACAAATCGAAGACAATCCATCAGAGGATCTTGCTCTTCTCATATATTCTCGTGTATCTCTAAGTTTGTATTCTCCACAACAAGTACACATTTTCCATGCAGTTGCAATTTCTCGATTGAGGTAATAATCGTAATGGAGGGTTGCTGCTTCGGCAATCTTGCCGCAAATTTTCTGCTTATACATGGTTGAAATGTAATTTGCAGAGTGAGTTACTCCGAATTTCTCTTTCAATACTTCGCAGATTTTTTGGTTCGGCACGTGTTCAATTTTCATGTCGAGAATTGTATTGTGTTCGTTTGATAAATGTGCGCGGCCACGATAGAAATTCAATGTATCTATCAATCCTGCCGCAGTGGATTCCACATCTAAATCCATTGCAGTTTCTAAATCCCCATATAACTCAAACAATTCGTATATGTGGTCTGAATTTCGGAAATCTAATACATGTTTTGCCTCCTCATTCCAATGATAATCCACTTCTTCTAATGCGCGAGGATTGTCAAAGCGAAGTTTCGCATGAGTATAGAGTCCTAAGGGCGCAATAGAGAAATCTGAGCCTTCCTGATCCCAAGGAATAGATCCATCAAATAAATCATACACAGGCGTAATATTCACTTTACTTCTACAAATCACAGGTTTAACCATATCTCTGAGGATAAATTGCTGTCGTCTAAGCTCCACCAAGTAATGTTGATATTCATATAGTTCAGAACTGGTTAGTTTGCGCGCAGTGGGATCTTCAATTTTCCCTTTATTCACATCTATCAAATGCTGTACCTCATCAATCACTTCCCATAAATCCTTCATGCCTGGGACGTCCGCATCCGCAATTCTGTCGATAGAAGGTTTTGGGGTTTTATATCTGGTAGGTCCTGATTGTATGCCCCTTTCGTCGAAAGTGGGTTTTTCTAGTAGTGCATCCAGGCTTTCCGCATCTTTGCGCGCCCAGGTAGAATGTTTGGCTTTAATTTGGACTTGTTTTTTATCCACGCAAGAAAGACCATCTTCATCTTTGCCATAGAGAAGATAGTTTGTAATAGTTTCAAGTTCCTTAGCAGTGTAGTTCGCATAGGGGTCCATATATGTGTTTACATAGGTAGCTCTATCTACTGAGCTCTCTATGGAGAAGTCTAATTTAAGCATTGGGGTTTCACCTAAGTAAGTTATTAGTTAAGGAGTTGGTAAGAAAATCCTAACTCCACTTTCTTGGTTCCATTATAACATAAAAAGGGGAAAAAGTCAAATGTTGGATTTTAAAAGTGATTTTATGTGAGTTAGAAAAAAATACTTTATGCGAGGGATTTTCCAGGGAGGGTTGATTTTCGGTTCGTCAATTTGCACAAAATCCCGATGTATACCCCTATGGTATTTGTGCATAATAAACAAAGTTATAAAAATTCAAAAATTTTTTCAAAAACCCCTTGCAAAGTGTTGATTTATATGATATTATATCAATGTAAACAAAACAAGTTTGCAACACAAAAAAATATTATAGAAAGTTGGTTAGATTATGAAAACTACAAACTTGACATTTATTAGCAATTCAAACAACACAAGAGAGCACGCAAGGCTGAACGCTCAAGAACTTGCACTTTTTAAAGAGCACACGAGGAAAATTTCAAAAATCGCTTTTATGTTCTGTTTAAATAATAAAGTTTATGGTGTGAAAATGCCGAAAGCTAACATTGTAGACCGCTTGACAGTTTACCACGATAACATAGTAATGTTGTTGCCTCTTTCAAAATTTCAGATGATTGAACTTATCGAAAATAAGACTGCTACTTACTACTGTACGAAAGAGGAACTTAAGCAAGAGGTTGTAAACAGAAAGTTGCAAAACCTCGGTCAGGCTATTGAATATGTAATCGAAAACAAAGATAAAGTTAAATTTGACCATAGCAGAAGCCTTGCAGATGGTGGTGACGGTTACAGATATGAGGTAAAATTCTTTGATTATGGTAGTACTAAGTCGGTGAGAGTGATAGAAAAAATAAGTAAAAAAATGTAAAGCCGAAAGGCTTTACATTTTTACCTTCTGACCGAACATTTGTTCGGTGAACATTTGTTCGACCAACACTTTGAAAAAGAACATTTGTTCGTTAAATTTTTAACAAAACTCAAAGTGTTGGAAGAACATTTGTTCGTTAAATAATTAACAATGTGAAAGTGTTGGCTCAACACTTTCACACACTACCACTTTACCACACTAAAGCGATAAAGCGAACATTTGTTCGACCAACACTTTGAGCCAACACTTTGAGCCCAACACTTTGGAGGGTGAGCAACAAGGGGAGCTACATTGTGGGAGCTGTGAGCTGTGAGCTGAAAGTGTTGGAGATTGGATTGTTAAAGATTTAACAAATAAAAATAAAATTATTTTAAGAAAAACTATTGACATTTGAATTATTATATAGTATAATATAGTCACATTAAAGAAAGGAAAACAAACAAAATGAAAAAGTTAAAAGATTATTTTGAATTCAATAAACCATATGAATTTGATCCAACAGATTTAACTGCAATTATATTTCTTGTATGTTCTGTGCTTGGTATCTTTACAACAGTTAATATTACACCATTGTTTTTAATGGGCTCTATTGTGGCAACAGTATTCAGTTTATCTTGTCACCGTATTAACTTGATTGTGTTGAATGGTTCTTTGTTGGCACTTAACATTGTAAACTTTGTAAAAATGTTTTAAGACAAACTCCCTTATGGGAGTTTTTCTTTTTTCTGTTTTCATCGCCCAACACTTTGAATTTTTCTTTTTTTAAAGTGTTGGACAAACAAATCGACACGCCCGGCGGCGTTGTAACAGAAAAAAATTTTTTTTAAAAAAAGTATTGACTTTTTATGTTAATGGTGTTATAATGATTACAGAAATTAAGAAAAGAGGTAAACAAAATGAAATACAGAGTAGTTGATTTAAACGGATATTGTTTCCCTACTTATTTTAAGACAAAAAGAGAAGCACTTGCTTATCTTGAAAAGAAAAACGGAAATTTTGGCTTGGAAAGAAAAATTGGTGGTGAGTGGTTCCCCCATCACTAATAAAAAAAACTTTTAAAAAGTTTAAAAAAAGGTATTGACAAACTGAAAAGTTTGTGGTATAATTAATTCACAAAATAAAAGAAAGAAGGAATTCAAATGGCAAAGAAAATGGCAGAAATTCAGGCAGAGGTAAAAACATCAGTTTTCAACTCAATCAAAGAACAGTTTGCAGAGAATGGCGAACAGTACGCAGATTTTTCAATCGCAGTTCCCGTAGAGGTTGACGGAGTTGAATATTGGGGCAAAGTAACAGTTGTCTGCGGTCAGATTAAAGACACAAAAACATCAAAGGCTTTCGATCCCTTTGTTGCAAGAGAAGAATGGGAACTTGATAAAGAAATCAAGGAAAAAGAAAGACTTGCAAAGGAAAAAGCAAAGGCAGAAAAGATTGCAAGGTCTAAAAAGAAAAGTGAATGATTTAAAAACTCCCCGATAAAAAGGGGAGTTTTTTTATTGCCCGCCCAACACTTTGACAGGCGAAAGTGTTGGGCAACACTTTAATAAATGAAAGTGTTGGGAAAGAAGATTGTTAAAAAATTAACATAAAAATTTTTAAAAAAAGTATTGACAAATTATAAATAAT